CAACTCCTGTACCTACAGCTCCTGTACCTGCAGCACATACCTCCCCGACTGCCCCTACTGCCACCCCTGCACCAGCCCCTGCTGCAAAGTCCGGACCAAAGCCCACTACGAAGGGCTTGATCAGAAAGATGTTGGCAGAAGGTTGGCACTCCCGTGCAACTATGAGGAAGGCTGTAATTGAAGCGTTTCCCGGTAAAAGTGGTGGAACGGTCTCTACAGTTATTCATGAGCTCAGTAAGAAGGGTACTCTTCAGAACCGTGAGGGTGAAGGGGGAACTGAGTACCATAACCTTTCCCAAGCTCCTGTAGATCCTGCTCCTGTAGCTCCTGTACCTCCGGTAGGAGGGTAGGCTAGTGTTTAGGGTTGTTAAAACTGTTGAGTTGGAGTGTGCACATTCCTTACCAGATGGTGTATTCTCTACTCCTTGTACTCGGAATCATGGCCATACCTATAAGGTAGAGGTTTGTGTGAAGGGTGTACTTTTAGATGAGTTTGGGATGTTGGTGGACTTTGGGCACATTGGTAAGGTGCTTGAAAAGCATGACCATCAATGTTTGAATGAGCTGATGGTAGGCCCTACTACTGCTGAGTGTTTTGCGGCGTATTTGGCATTGGAGATCCAGCAGGTTCTGGATGCTCTAACTAAAAGGGATAGGGAAGTGAGGGTGGATTATGTAACTGTGCGAGAGACTTCTTCTGGAGTAGTCACCTTCTCACCTGATGAGTTATAAGGAGGTAGGTATGTTGCATGTTTGTGAAGTGTTTGAGAGTTTGCAGGGTGAAGGTTTGACCCAAGGCATTCCTACTTTGTTTATTCGTTTTGGAGGTTGTACTCTGAACTGTGCTTGGTGTGATACCAAATACGCTCAGGGTATTGAAGGGTGCACAGAGATGGGAGTGCCCCTATTGCTCAATAACATTAGGGAGGTGAATAACTCCCCTCAGTTCATTTGTGTGACGGGTGGTGAGCCTTTGGAACAACCGAAGGCTGAGTTGTTCAGTCTGTTGAATGCTTTACACACCTGGCTAAGTGTTCGGCAGCTAGTGTTGGAGACAAATGGGGCACAACCCGTTGGTTGGTTGTTATCTAAACCTTTCCGAGCTAAGTTAGATCTAGTGTTGGATTACAAGTTACCTTCTACAGGTAAGGCTGACAGGATGATCAAAACTAACTATGCGGGATTGAGACCGTCTGATGTTATCAAGTTCGTGTGCGCAGATGAGGAAGACTTTGCTTATGCATTGACTTTCTTAAAGTCTTTAGCACCGGACCAGCAGTGTCAAGCAACGGTATTCTTTCATGTCGTGGGTGGGTTAACAGCTAGGTGGTTAGCAGAGCGGGTAATAGAGCAGCGTGAACTTCAAAGGCGCTTTGTAATGCGTGTGGGTGTGCAGTTGCATAAGTTAGTTTGGGGTTCTGATGTGAAGGGAGTATGATAGTATGAAGATGGCAGAATGCGCGAAGAAGACTGGGTACTCAGAGGCTGACCTGTTACGGGCAGAAGATGGAGTACGCACAGCTATGGAAAAGTTGGAATTGGATGAGGAGCATTGGCCCACGGCTGAGTTGAATTTACAAGATACCCCAGGTAGGATTGTAAGGTATTGGGCAGATGCTACTAGTGGAGCTCATATGCTCAAGCCAGAGGTGAGAGTTTTTCAGAGTGCGCATGATCAGATTTTGTTGGTGAAGGGAATAGACTTCACTTCTCTATGCAGTCATCATTTTTTACCCTTCTTTGGGAGAGCTAGTTTTGCTTATATTCCAGATGGTAAGGTATTGGGGGTGAGTAAGCCCGCTAGGGTGGTAGACTACTTTGCAGCCCAACCTCAGACTCAAGAAAAGTTGACTAAGGAAGTGGCAGATTTTTTGCAAGCTGAGTTACGCGCAAAAGGTATAGCAGTAGTGTTGGAAGCTGTGCATACTTGTATTGCTTGTAGAGGAGCTCATAAGGCGAATGTGTCTTTTGTGACTTCTAAGTTATTGGGAGTTTTTGAGACGGATGCAAAAGCTCGGTCAGAAGTATTGGATCTTATAAACGGATAGGAGAGAGTTGTGACAATTGAAGAACTGCGTAAACAAGCGGGCACTTTCTTTCAAAAGGTGGTGGATATCTTAGTGGACCGTCATGTGTCTAGAGGAGATAGCTTTCGGAAGTATAGACCGAGTGTTTTTGAAGCTGCTATGCAGGTGAAACTTGTGCGGGTGATGGAAGCTATTAAGAAGAAGCAAGTTCTGTCTTCACAGGATTTGGAAATGTTAACTAACTTGAATAGGGAGATTGAGGATGGACTTGCAGACATTTCAGGGTACGCGGCTTTGTGGCAAATCACAGAGCTTGGGGAAGGAACAAGTAGCGATAGCGTGCGAGATACCACTGGGGATGTTGAAGACTGTCCTCCCTCTAACTGATTATTGTTTTGTTATAGCTCCCACGTACTTGAAGTTTCCAGAGTACAGAGCAGCTTACATTGCAGCGAGGGAAGCTGGTGCCTATGTCATTCTAGACAATGGTGCCTTTGAGGGGGAGTTGATTTCAGGTGGAGATCTTTTGGGCATAGTAGAGGAGTTGAGGCCTCAGGAGGTAGTCCTCCCAGACGTGAGAGGTAACCCCGAAGAGACTATGTTGCAGGCTGAAGAGTTTCTGAGGGACTTTGCATACCAGGTCTCTTATAAGATTAAGTTTATGGGAGTAGTCCAAGCGGATACCCATCAGGAGAGACCTGATTTAGCTACTTCTTATTTAGAAGCATGGGATGTATGGCAAAAGAATGGGTGGATTGACAGTATTGGTATCCCGTGTAGGCCAGGGGGAGATGCTGTAAGATGGGAGGTTGTAAAGCGTATAGAGAATGTGCAGATGCGACCTTTTGGTAAGATTAAACCAATCCATCTGTTGGGCATGATACAACCGTCTATGTTGAGAGAGTATGCGAAGTGCACCTGTGTGAGGAGTATTGACACCTCCTTCCCATGTGCGGTAGCTCTTCAAGGTACTCGTATGACTGCACATACTTTAAAACCGAAAGGTTTGTTAGATTATGAAGCTTCCTGTGATATGGATAAGATACACGCGGCTGGAGGTAATGTACAGCTTTTACAGAAATTAGGTCAACGTACAAATAGTTAAGTAGACTCTTACACAGAAAGGAAGTGTATTGTGACCAGAAAAGCGGGAGTTGTGTTAACGGCTGAGCAGAAGCGTAAGGTAGAGGGATGGTTAGATTCAGGGTTGGTGTTTGGTTTTTTGAAGAAGTCTGGTGTAGCAGCCAGAATGCAGTCAGTTGATCGGGAGGAGGTGATTAGTCTTCTCCATGTGAGGTTGTGTTATATAGCTAGAAGTTACTCTCCAGAGAAGGGTAAGCTAACTACTTATGCTTACCGTTCTTTCTTTAGGGCGCTAGCAGAGTTTTGGGGTGCATACTCTAGGGTAGCTGCTTTGGATGAGTTTGTAGATGGTGAGGTAGATGAGAGAGACCCCCCAGAAGGTGTAAGGTGGGATAAGTTGGAAGCTTTGTTTATTCAAGCAGAGTTAGCAGATAAGGAGAAAGAGTTGTTGAGGGCCAAATTCCACTCTACCATGTCCAATGTGGCTATGGGGGTGGAAAGGGGCATCACAGGTGAGGCAGTTGCTCAGAGATGTAAGAAGTTAGTTGCAAAGTTAGGGTGCACGGTTCAAAGGGAGTGCTGTGATATACAGGACTTTATGCAGCCTTTGCCCATGTCTGGACTTTAGGAGGTAAGTTGATGGAACCTGATCCTTTACAGATTGATTTTGGAAATGGTCCTGCGGGAGTGGAGTCTCCTTCTGAGAGGATATGTGCGCCGCTTACACGGTTGTCTCATATTGTCCTCAGGAGAGTATATCCAGTAGCAGTAGTAGCACGAGAGGAGAGGATTGATGCCAGAACATAATCAAACTGTAGAGCCTGATCCTAATCTCATTGACTGGGGAAGTAGAGTGGATTCACCCCCTCCTGCCCCATTTGCTGCTTGCACTGCTTGCACTTTACATCCTACTTGCAGTAAGTATCGTTCCACCCGTTCAGAGAGGTTAGTTACTTTACGTCCTTGTAACATTATGTTGATAGGAGAGGCTCCGGGAGCTCAAGAAGAAGCCCGGGGGAAGCCTTTTGTTGGGGATGCAGGGGTAGTACTGAATACTGTTTTGCACCAAGTAGGTATACTACGAGAGGAAGTATATATCACTAATGCTGTGCAGTGTCATCCCCCACATAATAGAACTCCTTCATTAGAAGAGGCTGCTTGTTGTGCTCCCCTTTGGAAGGAGGAGTTGGTACTAGCTTGCCCGAGGGTAGTAATGGTAATGGGTAACACTGCTCTGCAAGCTGTGTTAGGGTTGACTGGTATTGAATCGCATAGAGGTTTCAAGTATGCTCATCCTGACTTCCCTCATACAATATTTATTCCCACCATTCACCCAGCAGCTGGTTTGAGAAGGTGGGAGGTGATTAGGTGGTTGGCAAGAGACTTGACTTTGGCACAGGATATAGTAATGAAGGGTTACTCTGTGGACAGAGTAGTCCAGTGTGTAGATAACTTTGACTACCATAACACCTTGACGGTAGAGGAAGTGGAGGCAGCCTTTGCAGACTTAACTGCTACTACTAATTCCTTTACTGCGTTTGATACTGAGACAATGGGTTTCAACTTTAAGCAAGATAAGTTACTTTGTTTGAGTTTCAGTAATCGTCTCCATCATGGTTATGTGGTCCCTTTGTTAGGACATAAGGCTAGAGAGTTGTGGTCGGAGACTGACCTCAAACATGTGAAGGGAATGATTAAGAAGTTCTGTTTAAGTGATGTACCTAAGGCAGGACAGAATGTAAAGTTTGATAGGTTGTTCTGTAGGGGGCAGTTGGGGCACACTGTTAACAATATAGTGTTTGATAGTATGTTAGCCCACCATGTGGTAGAGGAGAACTTTCCACATAACTTGGACTTCTTGGCAAGTTGATACACTTGGATGCCGAAGTATAGTAGTGAGTTGCGGAAGTATCTACCTAAGAAGTCTATTCCATTTTCAGAAGTGCCTGAGGCTGTGTTATGGAAATATGCAGCAGCTGATGCGGACACCACCCATCAAGTGTGCATGTCTTTAGCGGTGGAGTTGGAGAACGCAGGCTTGCGAGGGTTGCATGATAACATTATGCTCCCCATGGCAGAAGTGTTAGAGGATATGGAATGGAATGGGTTGTATGTACACCATGAGAATATGGAGAGGTTGGACAAGCAGTATAGGGCTACGGCTACTCAAGTATTGCAGGAAGTATATGAGATGGCCGGAGAAGAGTTTAATGTAAACTCCTCTGTGCAGAAGCAAAAGATCCTTTATGATAAGTTGCACTTACCGATACTTAAGAGGACTGGTACAGGTAAGGGTTCTACTGACAAGGACACCTTGGCAAGTTTGAAAGGGCATCATCCTATTGTTGGTAAGTTGTTAGAGGTAGCAGTGTTACAGCATCAGTTGGGAACGTACTTGAAAGGTTCAATAGGTTCTAAGTCTAGTAAAGGTATATTGAAGCATATTTGGGAGGATGGTTTAGTCCATCCAAGATGGCAACTACACAGGACTGCAACTGGTAGGTTGGCAGTGAATGAGCCGAATGTGCATAGTATTCAGCGAGGAGACATAAGAGGGACGATGGCACCTCCACCTGGTTGGTTGTTCTTTGGAGCTGACTATAATCAGATTGAGTTGGTGTTGTTAGCTATCATTTCGGGAGATCAGAAGCTACTGGAGATTATTGGGCTAGGTCAGGTACACCAGCGTATTGCAGGAGAGATACTTAATAAGCCCTATACTGAAATTACGGTAGAGGAGAAGAATTGGGAGAAGTGTATTGTCTTTGGTTTGAATTATGGAAGAGGCTTACCTTCATTAGCTGAGCAGTTGAAGACTGTAGTGTCTGAGGAGGATAAGGCGGCTGGGAGGTTTTTAACAGAAGAGCAAGCTTTACATCAAGCGAAGATATTTGTAGATAAGTATTTTGCACGCTTCCCGAATATACCTAAATACTTTGCTAGAGTGGAGAGTATGGTAGATGACTATGGGGAGTTGATGACTGTGTTTGGGAGGAAGAGGCACCTGTGGGGTATTCAATACTTGAAGGAGAGTGTGACCAGATTCTATGGGGAGTTCATGCAGAAGGAGTCAAGGAAGGCACGTGGGCGGATGCAACGGCAAGGTTATAACTTCTTCATGCAGAGTACTGCTTCGGATATATTGAGCCTGTCCACCATTAGAGTGCATCGGAGGTTTAAGCAAGCGGGTTTGAAAGCACATCTTGTTATCTCTCAGCATGATGCTATTTATGGAGTAGCCCCCAGGTCTGAGATAATTAGAGCAGTCACCATTTTGAAGGAGGAGATGGAGAGACCAGTAGTGGAGTTAGGGAACCATCTATTTGATATTGATGTAGAGGTTGGAGAGTTTTGGGGAGACCAGAGGCATACAAAGGTTGTAATGGATGCAATTGGATAGAAAGGAGTGGTGTCATGAGAGTATTAGTGTTGGAGTTTGTAATTCCGGAGAAGGAGGCTCTTAAAGTTATGGGGGAAGATAGAGGGTTGATACTGGATTCTTTTTGTTTAGATTGTGGTGGAAAGAAGTTATACCCTTTTCGAGGACACCTATTGATGGCTGCTTTATCTGAGAAGTTACTAAGCAAAACAAGGAAATAAGTCCAGGAAGGAGGCGACAGATGGCGATACGGATAATAATTGAAAACGGAAAGGAGATCGATCTTCAGCAGCAGCTTATTATAGATAAGCAGGATGTGCAAGGAGAGTGTGCTAGGCAAGCTTCTCATTATGCTTACTGGGCTGCGATGGTGGAGGAGGCATCTGCTGCATTATCGGAACTGAAGTTGGTAGTGGATGTAGCGACAGCTCGGTTGGATGCTAGTGTCAGGCAGGATTTGGAGGCCACTTCTGAGAAGGTAACCGAGAACAAAGTGAGGCAGTTAATCTTGCAAGATGAAAAGTATTCCACCTTGCAGAGGAGGTTGATTGAAGCACAAAAGAATGTTGGTATCATGAAAGCAGCCGAGCGTGCGTATTGGAGTCGTAAGGACATGGTAAACGCAATGGCTCAATTTGCTTTAAGAGAAAGAGGACAAGCCGGAGCCATTGGGGCTATAAGGCACGAAATGCAGAACCAATCTTAAGGAGAATTTGTAATGGCGTATGGAAGAACAAATGTAGATGCAGCAAGGGCTGCAAAGGATGAATTGGGAAGAGGAAAAAGTTGGACTCCAAAGGAGGGGTCTAACCGTATCCGAATTTTGCCCCCTTGGGCTTCTGAGGTAGGACAGTTTTGGTTCTCGTGGTGGATCCACTGGAATGTAGGACCCAAGGGTAGGCCAGTGGTTTGTTTATCCAAGATGAAGAAGGGGCCTTGTGCCATATGTGAGATCCTTAAGAAGTTGGGAGCCTCTACAAAGGAGGAGCAGGAGTTGGCTGGGAAGATGAGGCCTTCCTTAAGTGTGTTATACAACATGCTTGACTTGAATAACTTAGGGGTAGGGGCTCAGGTGATGAGGTCAGGGTCACAGATCTTTGATATCATTCTTGGGTACGTGGTAGATGAGCAGTGGGGAGAGGTGGACAATCCTGAAGCAGGTTTCAACTTTACCTTAGATAGGGGACCCAAGAACACCCAGCCTTTGTATACGGGTAGGTGTGATCGGGAGAGGACTGCTATTCCAGATATGGGAGTGTTGGCAGACTTAACTGATCTGTCTCAGGAGTTCACGTTTTTGACGTATGAACAGCAGGCCGCTGTTTACCAGGGAATTGAGGTACAACAGCAAGCAGGTGGAGTACCAGGAGCAGCTCCTATGGCACCAACTGCACCTATGGTACCTGCTGTGCAAGGTATGCCAGTTCCAGGTATGCCAGCACCTGCAGCAACTCCTGCTGTGCAAGGTATGCCAGTACCTGGAGCTCCTCTTGCCCCACTGGGGCCTGTTAGGACTCCACAGCAATCTCAGGTAACTCTTGCACCTGTTGTAGCAACCCCCGTACCTGTACCTGTACCAGTAGCTGTGGTGCCGCAGAATGCTCCTGCCCCTCCTGTACCTGCCCCTCTTGCAGCTCCTAGGTGTTACGGGCTTATGTATGATGGTACAAATGCAGAGTGTCAAGGATGTGGGTTTGCACAACTTTGTGCAGGTCAAGCGTCATAAGGAGGTTTACTATGGTAGGGGTAACAAGGACTCCTGTAAGACCAGAGGCTCCAACTCAAGTGATAAATAAGTTGGTGAACCAAATTACCAAGCAGTTTGGGGCAGGTACTATTAGGCTTTTGTCTACTGTTCCGGATAGTGGAGTGGTGGATTGGGTACCCACTGGTTCAGACTTGTTGGATAAGGCTATTGGGCGAGGAGGAGTTCCTTGTGGGAGGGTTACTTCTATCTGGGGACTTCCAGCTGCTGGTAAGACTACTTTAGGGATACATTTACTAGCAGAGGCTCAGAAGAAAGGGGGCTTAGCTATTCTTGCAGATACTGAGGGTAGCTTTGCCCCTGATAGGGCTGAGCGGATTGGGGTGGATAAGCAGTCCTTAATTTATGCTGACCCTCTTTGTGTGGAAGATATGTTTGGGCAGGTGATAGTGTATTTGGATGTTATTAAGAAAGCCCAGTTGAAGGCACCTTCTATTATAGTATGGGACACTTTCTCCGCTACTCCTACGAGGGCGGAGGTGAAGGCAGATGATGATGCGAGTCGGTCTGAGGTAGCTTCTCATGCTAGAGTAGCTTCTTTACACCTGCGGAAGTTGACTACTGCTTTGAAGAATACGAGAGTGGCTTTAGTAGTGATGCATCAGACTAAGGTGAATGCTATGGGGTATGGAAGCCCAGAGACTTGTTTGGCTTATAAACCTTGGTGGTACCACTCTTCATTGTGGGTCAAGGCTAAGAAGAAGAAACGGAATGAGGATGGTATAACAGTGGAGCTGACTGTAGTGAAGAGTAAAGTGTCTGCTCCTTTTGGGTCTTGTGAGTTGGATATCTTAGACAGTACTGGGTATAGTGAAGGAACTAATCTTTTGAAGTTAGCTATAGCAGAAGGTATCATTCAACTCAAGGGTGGAGGCCATTATAGTTTTTATCTTGGGAGTGGGGAAGAGGTTAAGTTCAGGAGGAAACAGTGGGAGGAAATGTTGAGTAGTTATCCAGAATTGTATGCACAGTTAACAGTGGAGAGTGTTTAGGAAGGAAGTGAGTTATGGAGGCTTTAGTATTTGCAGATGCGCATGTTCATCCTTTTGCACCGTTTGCTAGTGTAGATGGGCAGGGGAGGAATTCTCGGGCACAGGAGATTGTTCAGGCTGTGGAAATAGTCTATCAGTATGCCATTGATAATGAGGTGCCTACTGTCTTTTTCTTAGGAGACATGTGGCATGTGAGAGGTAAGGTGTACACGTATTTATTCAATCAGATATTTGATACCATAAAAAGTGCTGCGGATGATTATGGGGTACAGACTTTTATGTTAGCAGGTAATCATGATTATGTAGTAGGCCAGGAAAGGGAAACAGGGTTACATGCTTTTGGAGAGATTAAGAATGTAACGGTGGTGGAGGATAGGCCTTTATTGAATTTGAGTGGGGATGGGGATGTTCTCTTTCACTTATGTCCTTGGGGTACCTTGGGAGATATTTCTGCAAGGGCCGCCGGGGGTGCTACTCAGATCCTTATGGGGCATGAGATGATTGAAGGGGCAAAGGTGGGACCTACTAATAGAGTAATGGAGGGAGTGGAGCATGACCTCACTAGGCATTGTTGGGACTTGGTGTTGTTAGGAGATGTGCATAAGCGGCAAGAGGTCAGGAAGGGAGTATATTACGTAGGAGGTTTGGTAGGTCACAATTTTGGAGATGCTAATGAGCCAAGAGGGTTTTTGCGATTGAGTGTGGTGAATAAGCAGATCAACTTCACTTGGATAGATTTGGATACCCCTCGCTTTGTGGTGTTGCAGTATCCTGGAGAGGCATGGTGTAAGGAGGCTATAGCCAATATTGTAGAGGGAGCTTATGTGCGAGTGGACTTGAGAGATGGCCCAGAAGACCAGATTAGAGAAGAGTTGGTAAGTGCTGGAGCAAAATCAGTAGTCTTTAATCACTTAGTGGATAATTCTGCACAGAGTGGAGTTGTACCTGAGAAGGTAGTGATTTCGGATACTACTACTTTGATGGCACAGTATGTGGAGATGAAGAACAGGAACACAGAGTCAGGGTTGTTAGATATGGGTAAGGAGTTTGTGCAAGCTGTAGAAGGGAGTTTGAAATGTTAACTTTTAAGGAGGTACAACTTAAGGATTTTTTGAGTTACGCACAGGAGGCAGTCCCTCTTGATCAAGGTAATAAGATTCTTGTCCTGGGAAGGAATGAGGACAGTCATTCCGCCTCTTCCAATGGATCCGGGAAGAGTACTATCTTTGAAGCCTTAGTATGGGCTTTGTATGGAAAGACCTTGAGAGGAGTGGAGAAGAGGGGGAGAGAGAAAGTTATACGTAAGGGACAGAAGAGTTGCACGGTTAGTGTGACGTGGCAGAATGAGATAGCTAACTATGTGGTAACTCGTAAGCAAACGAAGACAGGGAGTCAATTGGGCTTCTTGAGAGATGGCAAGGATATTAGTGGGGACAAGAGGTCTACCCAGGAGCGGATAGAGCAGGTTATAGGTATGGACTTTCAGCTCTTCTGTCAGTCAGTGGTCTTAGGACAGGATGTGATTACCTTTGCAGTAGCTACTGATGCTGAGAAGAAAAGGATCCTAGAGAAGGTGGTGGGAACGGAAGCCTTTGAGAAGTATCGGGCAAAGGCTGCAGAGTGTAGGGATGAGTATGCAGCAGAGCAAATGAAAGCGCGTTCCCTTTGGGATTCTAAGCAGCAGTTGTTGGAAAGTTTTGAGACCCAGATTGTTTCTTATATGAGGGGACAGCAGGAGGATGCCTCGCGGAGAGAATTGAGGCAGGGGGAGTTGGAGACTGCTTTACAAGGTATGGCGGAGACTTCACAAGGTATAGTAAAGCTTGAGCAGCAGGTGGTAGCCACTCAAGTTTTGGTGGATCAGAGTGTGGGTTTGTTAGAGGAGCAAACTACTTTACACTCTGTGCACGAGGCTGCTTCTATACAGTGGGCAGAGTCTCACTCGAGGAGAGGAGCGGTAAGTATACAGATTAGTAACCTTTCTTCTCAATTGAGTCAAATTAAGGATGAGTGCCCTACTTGTCAGAGACCTTTTGACGAAGCGTCTATACATTCAGCCAGGACAAAGTTACAGGAGGAGATAGCAGATGCTCAAGTGCAGGAGACTCTTTACGTGGAGGAGTTGACCCAGGCTGAGCAGAAACGGGATAAAGGTAATCAATTGTTGCAGGCCTGCATGCAGGATGTAGTTAAGCGTCAAGCCCAGCAGAAAGTGATAGAGAACCTGCAACATGAGATTCAACTTCAGCAAAAGGATGTAGAGTATTACGCTCATTATAAAGAGGAGTTAGAGGAGTTAGCGAATGCAGTCCTCCCCTTTGAGGTAGAGTTGCAGTCTATTCGTAAGGCTTTGGAGGTTACCAAGAAGGAATTGGAGCAAGCCTCTCAAACAGTTGTTGCTCAAGATAAGTTGATAGCCCAAGCTTCCTTTTGGGTAACTGCTTTTGGTAGTAAGGGTATCAAGACTTTAGTGATGCAACAGGTTGCAGGTTTCCTCTCGAGGAAGGCTACAGAGTATGCTCAAATAGTTACTAGTGGGGAGTTGGTTATTAACTTCAGGACCCAGAAGGAGTTGAAGAGCGGGGGGTTTGCAGATGACTTCCAGGTAGAGTGTTTGAATTCTCAAGGGTCTGATGTGTACTTGGGTAACTCTGCTGGGGAGCGTCAACGAGCTGACCTTTGTGTAGCCTTTGCTTTACATGACCTTGCAAGGGCAAGAGCGGCAGTTGGAACTAATTTATTCATTCTGGATGAGGTATGTACTCATATAGATGGTACTGGTACGGAGATGGTGTTGGAGTTGTTGGCTACTGCAGTAGATCCTACTCAGACTGTATTTTATGTAACTCATCAGGAACCTGTCCAAGACTTGTTTGACAAGACTCTAGTTGCGGTGAAGCAACAGGGAGTGTCACGATTGGAGGTATAATATGATAAGGGCAATGTTCGCATGGGCTTTGATTATTAGTTATGTGGGATTGGTAGTTTGTGACTTTAGGTTGGGACAGTGGAAGACTGCTGTCTTGGGGACCTTGTTCACAATTGCTAACTTCTTAATATTCTTCGTAAAGGACTAGGAGGGTGTAATGAAACCTGGAGGTGGTAGACTAAAAGGAGCAAGCTTTGAAAGGCAGATGGTAAAGCGTTTTAATGAGTGGTGGCCAGCAGGAGACTTCCGGAGGTCACCTAAGTCTGGGGGATGGGAGAAGAATCGTAATGTGCAAGAGGTGGTAGCTGCAGGTGACTTATATACTCCCCGGAGGATGTTTCCTTTCAGTATTGAATGTAAGAAGCAAGAAGGAAGTTGGGATTTAGGGAGGTTGTTGGTAGACTCTACAAAGGGACCTATTGAGGGGTGGTGGCAACAATGTGTGAGGGATGCAGAGTTAATGGATAAGGAACCTATGTTGGTGTTTACTAGGAATAACTATCCCACTTTTGTGATGTTGAGAGTAGGGTGGTGGGGGCATGTACTACGTTATGGAGCTATGGAAGACATCATGGAAGAGATGAAGTTGAATATCTTATCTGTGTTGATACTTAAGGAGAGAAAAGGGAGTGAGGTGGAGACTGAGTTGGTATGTGTGTATTCTTTGGAAGGTTGGATGCGTGCTTTTTCTGCTCCAAAGGAAGCTTGGGGTACAGTTGAAGGGCAACAAGTAGATGGCAAAACAATCTAAACCAAGAGAAGTAGTGAAGTGTCCTCATTGTGAGTATACCTGTAAAGGTAAACAAGCTTTGGGTAGGCATATTCACTTTAAGCATCCTGCGAAGAGTAAGAATCCTATTGTAGAGGTAAACAGGCGTACTTTAGCTGGTCTACTCAGTATGATGGTTAATTGGGTAGAGGATAACTGTTTGGATGGTAAGGCATCCCAGGAGTTGTTAAATAACCTACGGGTACAGGATGTTAAGTTACAGACTGCCTTACGCATAGTGGCATTGGCTAAGGTAAGTAGAATCCTTGCAGCTCATGATACTCTTGCAAAGATAGATGTTAAGTTACAGCATAAGATTGATAATACTTACTTGGAGAAGTTATCTGCCCCACAGTTGTTAACTTTGAGAGAGCAATTAGAGAAGTCTGTGGGGGCGGATCTAAGTTTCTTATCTAAAGTGTTGGAGTCTGATGTAGATGGGGATACAATATCTAAGAGGTTAGGAGACCTTTTACAGAAGCTAGGTGGGGTGGGGGTACCTAAGGTGGAGCCTTTGTTACCTGATAATCCTGTGGAGAGAGAAGATACTCGTAAGGTGGTAGAGAGTCTATTAGGAGAGAAGGGGGTGCAGGAACTTGTGCAGTTAGTAATGCAGAAACAGTCGACTGAAGAGAGCCAGGAGGTAGTATAATAAAGGGGAGAGTAAATCGCTTATGAGTATGGTTGAAGTAAGTCCAGAGGTCCAAACACGCTTGAATCGTTTGGGCACTAGTGGAAAGGCCACTGTTGTAAAGATCTTACAGGAGTTCCATTCTACTGGACAATCTGAGGTCTACCGGGATTTGATAGAGGCAGACTACAAGCGTATTCCTGTTACTGTTACTGAATTTATAGAGAGTGCTGACTATTTAGGGAAGTATACTCAGGGCTTATATCCCGTTTGGAGAAGAGAGTTAAAGGACTTATTCTCTCCTGCATCTAAGTATGTGGAGTGGATATTGACGGGAGCTATTGGAGTAGGGAAGACTACTGCAGCTGCTGTTGCGGAGTTGTATAAGATATATTGCTTGAGTTGTTTAAGGTCACCTCAAGAGTTTTACGGGTTGATGCCAGGGTCGTCAATTGTTTTTGGTATTTATAATATAGCCTTACAGAGAGCGGAGACTGGGTATGATAAGTATAAGGTCTGGGTGGATGATAGCCCGTATTTCAAGGACCATTGTAAGAGACGGAAGCGACCTGACGACCCGGTTGTGTTTCCTGACTCAGGTATCCATGTTGTAATTGGTAGTTTGGCGGAGCATGCATTAGGTGAAAACATCTTTGGGTTTACGTTAGATGAGGCAAACTTCTTTAAGAGGGTGAGAGACGATAGAGAGAGGACTCGGGCACAGGATTTGTATACCGCTGCCCGTAGGCGGGTTGTATCCAGGTATATGCGTTTTGGTACCATTCCAGGATTGTTGTGTTTGATGTCTTCTCGTAAAACGGAGACGGCTTACTTAGAGGAAAAGATTAAGCAATCGAGAGGTGACCCCACAGTGAAGGTTTCTGCGTTCTCCTTGTGGGAGGCAAAGCCAGTAGAGTTCTATTCCGGGGGGAAGTCGCAAGTGTTAGTGGGGGATGGTATATCTGCTAGTAGGTTGCTAGAGGAGGAAGAGGTTGCCCCAGCTGGTAGAGAGGTAATTGATATACCTGTTGAACATCAAGCTGACTTTGCAGCAGATGCAGATGGAGCTTTGAGAGATATTGCAGGTAGGGCAAATGCTGGAGCTTATCAGTTCTTTGGTAATAGGGAAGCTTTGGAAGCAGTAATTGATCCTGGTAGAAGGCATCCTTTCAAGTTGGAGGTGGTACCAGATTTCTCTCTATTGAGGACACCACCTTTGGCTACGTATTTGGAGCCAACTGCTTTGTTTAGGATACACCGGTCAACTTTGAGGCCTCGGATACATGAAGGTATGCCGAGAGCAGTCCATGTAGATATTGGATTGAAGCATGATGCGTTGGGAATGGCAATGGGTCACCCTTATTGGGTGGATGGTAAAGTAGGGGTATACTTTGATTTGGTATTACGGTTACATGCTAGAGAAGGGGAAGAGGTAGACATACAAGGGATTGTAGACTTTTGGGGCTACCTAAGGGCAGCTGGTTACCCGATTTCTATTATCACTTATGACCAATATCAGAGTAGGCACTCCATTCAGTTGTTAAAGCAAGCTCACTTTAATGCTTTAACGTATAGTCCAGGGAGAGAGGATTTTAAGAGTTTTCGGAATAGCGTTCTTATGAAGAGAGTATCATATTATAGATATGAACCTTTGTTAACAGAGATGGTGGAGTTGGAGGATGACCCGGATTGGACCAAGCCAGATCATCCTTCTAAAGGAAGTTCAGATGTTGCGGTATCTGTAGTAGCAGTTGCTGCTCATTGTAGGGGATTGGCAGAACCGAAGAAGACAGGGCAGACTCAAAGACCTTTACGAGAGCCGTTACTTCCCCAACTAGGTTTGGGAAAACTGCCTCAACAGGGGTCTTTTTCTTATTAAGGAGAGTGGTAGATGTTAACCTTTCACCCTTATCAGGCAGTTAAAACTTTGTTTGGGTACGGGGCTGGAAGAACCCCAGTAGGGTTAGGTCCCGGGGGAAAGCCAGCTAAGGAGTTACAGACTCCGGATGCAGGAGTCAGTCCAACTTACGCATGGTTCCTGAAACAGATGCAGATGCCAGAGGAGAGGAAGACTACCTATGATTTGTATGACTCTATGGATGTGGATGACATTATTGTCAGTGTACTAGACTTGTATGCAGAGGACTCCACTCAAAGGAATTTGGCTACTGGTAAGTCTTTGATGATACAATCTACCAATCCTCGTATACAGGCTATGGCGGAGGAGTTTTTAGAGTCCTTGCGGGTAGAGGAGATACTGTTTGGGGTGGCTAGGACACTTGCAAAGTATGGAGAGGACTTTGAAGCATTAATGCATCAACAGCGTCCGGATGGTGGTATGGGGCCTATAACTGGGTTAACAAATATAGATGGGAGGGATGTCTCCCGGGTAGAAGATCAATATGGGAGGTTGAAAGGTTTCGCGCAAGGTACAGCTGTTATGACCACGCAGGCTCAAAACCATTCTCAGCCTTGGGACTATATCCACTTTCGGTTACTTGGAAAGAATCGTATAGGGATGTATGGTACATCTATTTTAGCTCCAGCTGTGAGAGTCTATCGTAGGTTGCGGATGATGGAAGATGCCATGTGCGTATACCGCTTGCGGAGGGTGCCAGATAGATTTGTGTTCAAGATTGACGTGGGTGATATGTCTGCAGCGGATGCCTATAACCATTTGCAGCGAGTAAAGTCGGAGATGCGGAAGAAGACTTTGGTGGATCCAAGTACAGGTCATATCCGTACGGAGGTAGACCCATTGGGGTTGGATGAGGATATTTACATTCCAGTGAGACCGAATGGAGTGAATGATGTAAGTAAGTTACCAGGTGGGGCACTTTCGGATAAGGCCTTGGATGTTGATTATATGAGGAAGAGGTTGTTTGGATGCTTGCGGGTACCTCCAGCATATTTAGGTTTTGCGGAGAATGAGGGAGCTTTGTTAGGGAAGAGTCCATTGGAGACTCAGGATGTACAGTTTGCAAGGAGTTGTAAGAGGTTACAACAATCTCTAGTAGTGGGCTTTTGCCATCTCTTTCGTATTCACCTTTGCTTTAGTGGGGTTGACCCCCAGCGTGCGGATAATGACTTTATAGTCTTAATGAATCCAGTTTCGTATTTGGAAGAGTTACAGAGAGCGGAGACTACGAAGGTAAGGGTAGAGATTGTAGAGCAATTGTTGAAGGTGGGGGATATGTTGGAATTAGAGAAGGTCAAGTGGTTACCTTATGTGTTGAAGGCCTCTGGTCTGTCTCAGGAGGATATCTCTCAGGGGATGGATATGATGGGAGAGGGTAGGAAAGATCTTACAGAAGCACAGAAGGAAGGGTTGGACCAGTCTTTGAATTCACCTGAAATAAGAGACTTGGTAAGGGATTGTTTTGCTTCTCAAATAAAGAGTTCACAACTGTCTGAAGAGTTACCCCGTATATTAAGTTAGTTAGGAGAATAGGGATGTCTAATGGAAGACGGAAATTGATTACAGAGGAGTTACCTTCTACGGGGGTGGCATCTCATACTCACCAGTGGCAAAGGGTGGTGGATGAGGAGTCTGAGAAGGAAGGGATGGTATTGTTTGTCTGTGGGGCAGAGACTTGTCCTGCTACTAAGAAGGTACCTTCACCTATAAAGGTGGAGTCTCAAGCTGAAGGCTCGAAATTACTGATGGAGGATGAAAATGGATAGGCAGGAGGTAAAGATTAGGACTGGTAAGTATAACCATCCTATGGGGACTCTGGAGGTAAGTCCAGCTGGAGGGATTAGTTTTACTCCAAGAGGAGGGGGTCCTTCTGCTGAGTTCCAATTCAACTCAGAAGGAGTCTTTCGGGGAGTAGGAGCAATAAGTGAGTCTCCACAAGCGGGGGTTACCATCCCTGGAGTGGTTTCTGTTTGTGCGCATATAGTTCCTGGATATACAGGGAATGCATTTCAGAGAGTATCTCAGGATGGAATAACTATTGTAGCTTGTGAGAGTTGTGTAAAACTAGGTGCCACTTTGGAGGGAGGGGTACTACAGTTTATAGATTTTGAAATTTGGGAGCAGATTGCTAAGCAAATGCAATTGATTAACGTGGCTGAAATTACCATTCCGGAGTAAGCAATGTGTAAGAAGCGAGTTGATAAGTTAGTGGATAAGTTACTAGAGGTTCAAGGTCCTTGGGATGAGTATACTGCTAAGAAACCTTTTCCAATGAGGGTGACTACGCACCAGAGAAAGATCCCAGGGTCTATTGTGAAGTCTGCTGAGAAAGGTGAGAAGTGGGTAGCTTATGTCCATGCAGATGATGCCCCCTTCCCTCCTGAGATGTTTGCTTACATCCAGCAGAAGATTGCACCTAATCACGTAACTGGGACACAGTCTCTTCCTAAGTTCTTGGGTTGGATTGGGGGAACGTACTCAGCAGGACAAACTTACTATGAGTGTTCTAAGTGTGGGAGGGTAGAGACTGTTGATAAGGTAGAGGACCGTTTGGGGAGTGAGGAGTATGTGAAACTAGCAGCTAAAGGGAAAGGATCTGTGCCTTGTCGCTGTGGGGAAAGTGAGATGGCACAGAAGGGGAGTTATGGGGCGGTCTTTGTGCATGAGATTCAGAGTGATATCATGCAGAGGACGTATGAGTTTATGACGAAAGAAGCTCGTTTCAGTCTCATCTTGAGTAAGCCTTCCTCTTCCTTTGCACAGTATGAGCAGGTGAAGAAGGAGTTGGAGGGGCTGAAGCAACAGTATAAGAAATTAGATCCTCAATCTAGTTTGACTGGAGCTGTCCTCAAGAAGAAGTTGGAGCTTGAGGAGAAGATAGGAGAAGTGGAAAGTAAGTTAGAGGGTTTGTTGCGGCAAGCTCAGAAGGATTTGGATCAGTATAAGCACAGGCCCCCGGGTGGTGGAGAGTGGGCTAAGTATAAGAGTAAGTTTGAGAATTATTTCTCCCGTTGGGTGGATGCTTTTGTGAACACTGCTATTGAGTTCTCGAGAAAACAAGAGGCTACTTTCTTATGTATAGTTACTGCAGCTGCTTTAGGGCATGCAGGTGAGTTGTTCAAGAGGGCTTATGATAGAGCAGCGAAGAAGTATGGCTTCCAACCTCATCCTAGTAAGAAGGAGTGGTGGGTAGCACAGGTAAGTAAACTACAGTTGAGGGAACGGAAACGGTTTCCTACTAAGACTGCTTTGATTGAAGAGATTGAGGGTGGGCAATGGAAGGCTCATATTGATACTTACTTTAGAGTGCTTGCAAAGGAAATGGGTATGGACTTGAGTGGAGAGGGAGGGGATTATGCACGCTCTGAGTTTGTAGGTGAGATCTTCCGTATGTGGACAGACCAAGTTCAGGATGAATTGAAACAGAATGAAACTTTCCGCAATGAGGTTGCAGCTTATGTTACAGAGAAGTATAACACTGAGGTCGATCCAGCTTGGTGGGGCCTGGATACCTATGGTGGGGAGGAAGAGGATGGAGAGACTGAAGTAACTGATGAAGAGTTTTGGAACATGATAAAGGATATTGATGTTTCAAGTTTCGAGGACATATAACAGTTTCTTGTTTTGGAGTGTGAAAGATGGGAAAGATAGATAATATAATTGAAGGACTCCTTGAACGAAAGGAACCTAACCCTAAAGACATAGACTGGGGGGGTGACCCTAATACTGTTTTTAGGGATAAGGGAAAGAGGGTAAGTGGTTACCATATTCGGCCTAATGCAAACCTTCTAGGTGCAAACCTCCAATATGCAAACCTCCAACATGCAAACCTTCAACATGCAAACCTTCAACATGTAAACCTCCAACATGCAAACCTTCAACATGCAAACCTTCGAAATGCAGACCTTCGATATGCAAACCTCCTAACTGCTGACCTTCGAGATGTAAACCTTCGAAATGCAAACCTTCAATATATAGACCTCCGATATGCAAACCTCCAAGATGCAAACCTCCGAGGTGCATTCCTCCAAGGAGCAGATCTCACAGGTGTACAATGGACTGGAGCTAATGTGAAAGAAGTGATTTGGGGAGACAATACTCCTCCTGAGACTAATGAAGATGGAATATGTGTGTAGGTGTTAAACCTTTAATGAAGTTAATTTAGTTACGAGAACATGTAACAGATGTGGAGGTGTCTTATGAAGTACTGTATGTGGGTATTGGTGGTGGTAATGGTGGTGTTAGTTGGGTGTGGTAGTGCTAACATCAAGAATAGGTATGTCAATAAAGGTGATGGGTCTACCTATACTAGTGCGTCTCCTTATAAGGAGTATAAGGTGACAATCAAGAAAGTAGCTCCTGTAAATGAGGAGGTGACTGATGAGGTACAATAAAGCAACAAAGATCGTAGCAGTACTTCTGCTAAGTTTAATAAGTTTTGGACTAGGTTGTGGAGTTGCTTCTCTCCCTGAGAAGGAAGTAGCTCCTGTGCCAGAGGTTCCATCTCTAGTAGGAGCATTTGATTCAGCTGCCCCAGGTACAGAAGTTACTATTGAGTACAAAGAGGGTGTGCACCCTGAATCGAGCACAGCAACTGGACAGTCAATTGAGGTTGAGAATAATAAAGGTTTCTTTGATGGGTTGAACTTGTTGGGTATACGTGCAACGGAAGCCGGAACAAAAGATCAAGGTTTGGATATTGGGTATGGTGGACGTACTGCTACTGCTGGAGTAAGTAAAGGGTTTGGTGTTCTTGAGCGTCTTTGGATGTGGATTAAGTCTGTCTTTTGGATAATGAGCTTCGGTGGTATTGTACTGGTAATATTATTGTTCATACCAGCTACGGCACCCATTGCGGGAGCTATACTTCGAGCAATCGGTGCAGTGATACCTATTGTTGGTTCAGTTATTGAAGGAACTATTGGACGGATCAAATTTAAGACTGAGCATAGGGTAACTAGGCAGGTGATTGATGGAGGTCAGCAGTTTAAGAAATCAATAAAGGACAACGTCACTTTGGACTTGTCTGCGTTACAGAAGGAAGGTATTGTAGCAATCTTCACTAGTGCACAGACAGGTAAGCAGGATGAGGAAGTACGGTCCTATGTGAAGTCAATCAAGTAGAGGGTACATTACGGCCTGAAGGGATTTGGTATGGTGGTGCGTATTGAATCCCTTCTCTTTTAGAATGGGTTTGCAATGAAGAAAGCAATTGATAGAATAGTTAATAAGCTCCTTTCTGAGAGGAAGGAACCTAACCCTAAAGACATAGACTGGGGGGGTGACCCTAATACTCCTTCTAGGGATAAGGGAAAGAGGGTAGGTGGTTACCTTATTCGCTCTTATGCAGACCTCCAAAATGTAGCCCTTGTAGATGCAGACCTCCGAAATGCAAACCTCCAAAATGCACACCTCCAATATGCAAACCTTCTAGGTGCAAACCTCCAAGATGCAGACCTCCAAGATGCAGACCTTCGAAATGCAAACCTGCGATATGCAATCCTTCGAAATGCAAACCTCCAAAATGCACACCTCCAAAATGCAGACCTCCGAAATGCACACCTCCAAAATGCAAACCTTCTAGGTGTAGCCCTTGTAGATGTAGACCTTCGAAATGCACACCTCCAAAATGCACACCTCCAAAATGTAAACCTCCAAAATGCATACCTCCAAGGTGCAAACCTCCTATATGCAAACCTTCAAGGGGCACACCTCCAAAATGCAAACCTCCAAGGTGCAAACCTCTCATATGCAGACCTTGAAGGTGCAAACCTTATAGGTGTCCACTGGACTGGAGCTAATGTTGATAGAGTAAACTGGGGAGACAATACTCCTCCTGAGACTAATGAAGATGGAATAGCTTTATGAAGAAAGCAGTTGATAGAGTAGTTGAAGGACTCCTTGAACGAAAGGAACCTGACCCTGAAGACATAGACTGGGGTGGGGATCCTAACACTCCTCTTAGGGATAAGGAAAAGAGGGTAGGGAGGTACCTTATCCAACCTAGTGCAAACCTCCAACATGCAGACCTTCAATATGTAGACCTTGAAGATGCAAACCTTCACCATGCAAACCTACAAGATGCAGACCTCCAAAATGCAAACCTCCAACATGCAGACCTTCAATTTGCAAACCTTCAAGGTGCAGTCCTCCGAAATGTAAATCT